AATGGTGTTACTACAATGGTATATTTAAAAGCCGGTGATACAGTAATATTTGTACATGCCAATGGTAATTATGCGCATGGTACTTGGGAACAACATGTTTCATTGGCCATGTTGTAACTAAACACCCACCCCCGAGTTACGACGCCAGATTAAATATATCGGGTATACAGAAATGGATCCAGGTTATTGTTTTCGCATAGAAAGAAATAAGCGTCTCACAGATTGTGATTGGACACAAGTAAACGATTGTCAACTTTCAGAAACGAAAATACAAGAGTGGAAAGTGTATAGACAGGCCCTTCGAGATTTACCAGAAACAACCACACCCAGTTTCGACAAACATAGAATGTATCTTACAGATATCAACTGGCCCACTCCTCCCAATTAACGAAGTAACTCCTCGCCACCAACATTTAATAATCTTCTCCCGATATATTAAATGTCCATAGGAACACCAAATGGCATTTTGGATATCACGGGCGCCACGCTCCGTGTCTCCAAGATGGAGTTCAGGCAATCGACTGGTTTTGACACAGTACTCAACAATGTCGCCAGAAATACGATGCTTCTCATGGATGAAACTGAACAGGCCACGAGTAACAGTTGGGCTTTAAAACTCCCAAATGCGTGGATTGCTGAGTTCCATGGATACTGGGCATCGGGGAGTTCCGGTGCTCCCATACTTTTTAACTTTTACAACGATTCAACCTCAGGAACCAATGGATACATCCTCTCCATGGATGATACCACGATTTCCATAAACTACGATGGCGGGTCAGCGCTCGGTTCAGCCACACTCTCGTCGACACTCAATACTGACGCGTACCGTAAAGTGGCCATCATATTTGAACGCAGTGTCCTCGATGTGTCCGTAGACGGGGAACATGTGTTCCATTTTGCTGATTCACAGCTCAGGGACAGGGTTTACGACAATAATTCAGGGTACGTGACGTTCACGCACTCGAGCACAGACGAACGTAAACTCAAGAACCTTAAGTTTACGAACGGGGACAAATGGGTCCGAGAAATCGATTCGAGTAACATAGCCTACGTCGGTGGAAATGTAGGCATCGGGACGACCATCCCAGGAACTAAATTCGACGTGAGTGGAACCGTGCGCGGAACACACCTCATAGGTGATGGTTCTGCGATCTCTGCGATCCAATCGTCGAACGTGAGTGACTTTGGGTCGAATGTGACGAGGATCGGAACTTTGGAAACCGATTTGGGTGACAATTCGACTCGAATCACGAACCTTTCTAGCAATTTAAGTGACAATTCGTCTCGAATAACATTCCTCGAGAGTGGGGACATCAGCATCTCTGGTGATAAGACTTTTACGGGTGATATCATCTTCGAATCAAATGTTCACATGAATAGCGGAAATGTCTTTGTGGCGAATACTGTCAATCTGACCGTCTCTGACCCAATCATAGAATTAGGGTCGAATAACTCGGGTACAAATGACCTAGGGATCATCCTGACTCGTCCCGCAGCGAATTCAAACGTCGCCTTCGTGTACGATGAGAGCGATGATATTTTGAGAATGGGATACACTTTAAATGGAGCGAGTGATACGGTTGTCGACTTGGACTCTAATGCGTTGGCTGTGAGTGTGCAGGGGGAACTCACGGTGGGGTCAAACCTCGCCGTGAATGGTGCTGCCAGTGCGACACACGTCTCTCTCGGTACAACCCTTTATCCAACCCTCGGTGGTAATTGGCTCACTATAGATAGTCCAACTTTTGATGGAGATATAGGTGATAACCACCCAGACCCAGATGGTGGCATACTCTTTACAAATGACGCATCAAATGGGACTCTTCCTTGGGGCTACTATATGGGTGTCGTGAAAGATGTGGCGAGTACCTTGGAGTCGTCGCAACGTTTTGACATTGGTAAATCTTATGATTTGAACTCACAAGATTCTAGTGGCGGCGCGGATACACTCACACCCTACTTTACCATAGACAATGGCAACGTCGGCATCGGGATTACGAATCCGAGTTCGAGGTTTGTGAGCTATGGGGGTGCTTTATGGGATGGAAGTGACCATATATCTAAAGTGTGCGCTACTTTACAGGTAGGTCGGGGTGGTGGCGCCGGTGCCTCGACACAGGACTCGGGAACTGGTGCTATTTTGGAATTTAGACACCATAATGATTATAGATACGTCACGATGGAAAGTGTAAGTGAAGGCAATTATAGTTCACACATTGGACTTCGTTTTAAAACAGTGGATGACGGTGTCGCTCCGGAGGAACGTATGCGAATAGACGCCCATGGAAACGTCGGCATCGGGACGACGAGTCCAGGTGCGAAACTCCACGTCGAGTCTGGAATAGGAGATATCTGTCGTTTTTTTAGACCAACCTCAACCTCGGGACAACCCGCAACGATACACCTCGGAAGGAACCCTGCGACGAACGACTGTGCCCAGTTTAGATATGTCTATGGGGGAAGCACGAATAGTTCGGACAGCCGAATAGATTTAGGATTCTACGGCAACGGGTCAATTCTAAACATAAACGCCAACGGAACCGTCGGCATCGGTATGACGAATCATACGAGGTTGTTAGAAGTTAATGGGACGTCTCAATTCCATGGAGAAATGAGATGGAACCTGGGTACGAACGTTTCCCACGCTGGGTATGCGACTAGCAAGGACTGGTACATACGAAGTGGTGAAAACGCGGGAAAGGTCATCATACAGGATTCGGGTGGCAACGTCGGCATCGGACTCGGAACCCCGAATGATCAAAAAGTAGAGATAGAGGGTGGCTTGTACATCCGTAGGAGTGGGGGTAGTCAATCGACGTCGAGAAATTATAACGCGTCTAAATGGATCCTCCTAAGAAGAACAGGTAATAGAGTGCAAAATCAGGGACCTGGTATATCTTTTCAGGGGAGTTACTATCGAACAGCCGATTATAACAATCATTTTGGGATGATAATGTGTTACCCTCCAAATAATAACGATGATTTGAAGGCAAGAATGGCTTTTTATGTAAATGACGGAGGTGGTAGTAGTATTGGCTCTGGCGATGTGGCTGGGTATTTTGACTACGATTCCGGTGGAGGTCAGGTCAACTTTACCGGTCAGCACAGAACATTTATCAAGGACATACCAATAACACAATCCGAATTATTCGAAGGACTTATTGTTAGTGCGAATCAAAATAAATATATAAAAATGGATGGTGGTATCGAAGCGGGTTCAAACGCGGTCACCATTAACGAATCTCTACCAATCGTGTCTCTCTCGAATGTTGCGACAGACAAAAAATGTTTCGGTGTAATTTCGTATCCAGAAAATTCCGAAACACGTGAAGACAGGTATGGTAGACTATTCTGTCGTTTTAAGAAAGAACGTGGTGACACCCGTGTGTACATTAACTCAGTGGGCGAAGGCGCCATTTGGGTCACCAACATCAACGGTAACCTCGAATCGGGCGATTACATCACGACGTCCAACGTCGCGGGCTATGGGATGCTTCAAGATGACGACATTCTTCACAATTACACGGTGGCTAAGATCACGATGGATTGTGATTTCAGTCCGGCGACGCAACCGGCGCAACAAATAGTCAAGGAACTCGGGAACGTCAATTATTGGGTCGAGACGACGTACTCGGACGTCACACTCGAGGAGTACTCGAAACTCACCGAAGAAAACCGACGAACAGTCACGGTCAATGAAACCGTGACGTACCAAATGATCGATCGCGACGAGTCTACCACCGAACAAGAAGGGTATACACGCGAGGTTCGCCAAGAACTCGTCAACGTCCTCGACGAACACGGGCAGTTGCAGTGGGAGGATCACCCCACAGACACGGAGAAAGCGTATAAAATCCGGTATCTCACATCCGATGGTACACAGACTGATGAGGCGAATGCCGTACACATCGCAGCATTTGTTGGGTGTACGTACCATTGTGGCTAAAACCCCATAAATATATTATCTTCCCTCGTCACCAACATTTAATAATCTTCTCCCGATATATTAAATGTCTATGCAATCCCCCGTCGGGACGTTGGATATTAAGAACGCCACGTTGCGGGTGGGGAAATTAGAGGTCTCAAACATTCAGGGGGTAGACACCGCCCTCAATGTGACGAGGTCCAATGCCATTCTCATCTATGACGATCAGGTCTCGACCACGACGTTCACTGGATTTACAAGTTCCACAGGGGTTCGTGACACGGGGAATGGATATCTCGATCTTGCCGGGGAATACGTATATTGGGGTCAAAAGCTCCCTAACTCGTGGGTCATGGAATTCGAGATGGATATTCGTTCGGGAACGAGTGCTGGACCTCTTTATTCGAACATCTTCTGTACGTCAAACGTCGGGGGCGACGGCTACACGTTTACATTCAATGATAACAACGACAAAATCACTCTCAAATACGATGGCACGACGCTCACGGAAGCGACCGTCTCGGGTCTTTTTACAGCCTCTGAGAATTGGCAAAAGGTCGCGATCAATTACGAGCGAGGGAGAATAGCGATCAGTATAGGTGCGTCTCGAAAGTTCTTTTATCAAGACATCGAACGCTCTACACCTTACGTCAATGGTGAATACGTAAACTTTTCATCGGCGTCCACGGATGGGCGCAAAATCCGTAATCTCAAGATTACGAATGGTACTAAATGGACATACGCGGGTGAATCCAACGTCGCATTTCAGCAGGGAAGTGTGGGTATAGGTGTTACAGACCCAGCGTACACCCTCGATGTTGGTGGGGACATCAACCTTTCCGGGTCGTTCTATCAGGGTGGTTCACCATTCGTGAGTTCTCTTTGGACCGACGGTGCCAATTCTCTCTATTACCGCTCAAATGTAGAAGTTGGTACGGGGAACTTATTTGTGGATACGACGACGTCCAAGGTCGGTATTCGTACGACCACACCAGCGTACGAGTTGGATGTCGCGGGGAATGTACACGCTGATTATTTCCTAGGTGATGGCTCCCTTTTGACGGGTCTCGTCACCAGACTTGAAGATGTAGTAGACAATGGAAACGTATCTTCAAATACAATCCAACTCACAAACACAGACGTGGGTCTCAAGGCCACCGGTAATGTGGAAGCCGCTCGTTTTATAGGTGATGGCTCTCATTTGACGGGTCTCGTGACAGATTTACAATCCGTGTCTGATAACGGAAATACCACGAGTAATACCATACAATTTACAAACGCCACGACGGGTTTCGTCACCGAATCGAATGTCGGTATAGCGAACACAAATCCACAAAATGACTTGGACGTCGGCTCTAATCTTTCTGTATTGGACACGGGATCTAATGTATTGAGTGTGAGAGGGAACGTGAATGCGACGAGCATAACTATCGGGGATTTTCAAATAGTTTCTGCATACGGTCTCGACCACATCACGAATGAAAACAATCAAACGACTGATACCATAATTTCAACGAACGCCACGACGGGATTCAATGCATCATCCAACATAGTGGCTGGGGGTACCGTACAAGCCAATAAGATTGTGAGCACGGCGAATCTCGAAGTGGGCACGGCGAATCTCTTTGTGGACACGACGACGTCTAATGTTGGTATAGGCACAAACACACCCGACTACGAATTAGATGTCGTGGGGAATGTAAATGCCACGTACCTCATAGGTGATGGATCTGCGATCTCATCGATCCAATCCTCAAATGTGAGTGACTTTGGGTCGAATGTGTCGCGAATCGCGACTTTGGAATCGAGTCGCGCTTTGAAATCCGATTTGAATAACAATTCTTCTCGAATCACGAACCTTTCTAGCAATTTGAGTGACAATTCGTCTCGAATAACAGCCCTTGAATCTGAGGATATCTCGATATCCGGTGAAAAAACATTCACCGGTCAAGTGATCTTCGAATCAAACATACACATGGCTGGTGGGAATGTCCTTGTCGCGAATACGATCAATATGACCGTGTCTGATCCAATCATAGAATTAGGTTCGAATAACATCAATACAGGTGACCTAGGGATCATCATGACCCGTCACAATGATAATTCAAATGTCGCATTCGTGTACGATGAGAGCGATGATATTTTGAGAATGGGATACACTTTGAATGGAGCGAGTTCTTCGGTTATCTATTTGGACTCTAACGCATTGGCCGTGGGTGTACAGGGGACCATGACAGCGGATAAAATTGTCGCGAGTAATGTGATACCAGCGACTTCGACGACGACGGGTGCGTTGACCGTCGCGGGTGGTGTGGGGGTCGATGGTAACGTGCACTGCTCTAACTTGTACACGAACAACATCACGATGAATCTCGTCTCATTCTCGGGGTTACAGACGTTCGAACAGGTCGTGAACAATGGGCGCATCTTGAACTCTAACGTGCTCATCATTTCGAATGCGACGCCATCTACGTCTTCGGCCACGGGTGCGTTGACGCTCACAGCCGGTGGACTCGGGGTCGAAGGGAACGTCCACGTTGGATCGAACCTCTTCGTCACCGGGAACGTCCACGTCGGGACCGCGGGTCAAATCGTCGTGAGCAATGCAGCGCCGTCTACGTCTTCGGCCACGGGTGCGTTGACGCTCACAGCCGGTGGACTCGGGGTCGAAGGGAACGTCCACGTCGGGACCGCGGGTCAAATCGTCGTGAGCAATGCAGCGCCGTCTACGTCGTCGACCACGGGCGCTTTGACCGTCGCGGGTGGGCTCGGGGTCGCGGGGGACGTCGTCGCGGCGAAATTTAAAGGCGATGGGAGCGAACTCACGGGTATACAAGTACCATGGACCGAGAGCGATTCAAACATCTATTACGAGGCGAACGTCGCAATAGGGACGTCCAGCGTCACATCCGGTGCGAGGTTGGAAGTCGATGGAACGCTCAAGTTAAGCAATGGGGCCATGAGCGTGAGTATGACACCAGGTAGTGTGCGTTCTTGGGTACAGCAGGTGAAAAAACAGGCGAGCGATATACAGAATTCCGACACCTTTGGATGGGGCGTCGCACTCTCCGGTGACGGGACATATGCTATCGGGGGCGCGACGGGCGAAGATGCGAATGGGAACAATGCGGGTGCGGCGTACGTATTCATCCGTTCGGGCACCACGTGGACCGAACAACAGAAGATCGTGTCGACTGATATACAGGCGAATGACTATTTCGGCTATTCGGCCGCACTCTCCAATGACGGGACCTACGCTGTCGTGGGCGCGTATGGAGAAGATTCGGGTGGGAACGAGGCGGGTGCGGCGTACGTGTTCATCCGTTCGGGTACCACGTGGACACAACAACAGAAGCTCGTGTCGACTGATATACAGGCGTATGACTATTTAAGCGGCTGGTCCCCTGGCGATGGTCTAGCTATCAACAGTGACGGGGACACGATTATCGTCGGTGCGCGTGGCAGGTTAGATTATAACGGCAACAACCTTGGTGCGGCGTACGTGTTCACGCGTTCGGGTACCACGTGGACACAACAACAGAAGCTCCTGCCGAGTGATGCATCGACACTCCCACAGTATGGTCACACTAACTACGGGTGTGCCGTCGATATCACGAACGATGGAGACACGGTGATCGTGGGGGCGAATTTTGTGGGCGTTGACAAGGGCGCGGCGTACGTGTACACCCGTTCGGGAACCACGTGGACCGAACAACAGAAGATACAGTCGAGTGATGTGGGGACGGGTAACTCGGTGTACGCTCACGAATTCGGTAGAAGTGTCGCAATAGACGGCGACGGGAACACGGCTATTGTGGGTTCGTTTGGTATCGATACTCTTGCGACCGACGCGGGTGCGGCGTACGTGTTCACCCGTTCGGGAACCACGTGGACCGAACAACAGAAGATACAAGCATCGGATGGAAACACGGACGACAGGTTCGGAATGTCGGTCGATATCTCGAGCGATGGGGACACGGTCGTCGTGGGAGCGCCCGCCAGGGAGGTGGGGTCACTGACCTATGCGGGTGCCAGCTACGTGTTCACGCGTTCGGGTACCACGTGGACACAACAAAAGAAGCTCACGACGAGTGATGCGGCATCGGACGATATGTTCGGTTCGAACATGAAGATCTCCCGAGACGGAAACTATATTATCGGTGGGGTTCCTTATGAAGGTCCTGTCGGGTCCTACCAGGGTGCATTCTATATCTTTCTGAATGAACATAAATCCACTTTGGATATAAACGGTGATTTGTATGCGCGTTTGTATGGTTCAATAGTTCAGGTCGTACAAGGCATAAAAACGAACGTTGCTTCAACAAATTCCACGTCATTCGTTGATTCGGGTCTCGAGGTAACCATAACTCCAAGGACGACCACAAACAAAATCCTCGTTTCGTATGCAGCGAATATAGGTACACACACGAGTCACGCATTCTTGAGATTAGTAAGAAATGGTACACCATTCGCAATCGGTGACGCCTCCGGCACTAGAATTCAGTGTACACACTACGTGAGACATCACAATGATCAAAGTTTAGAATCATACTGCATGGAATTCTTAGACTCACCGTCGACCACGAGTGCAGTCACATACAAACTCCAATATAGCGTGGCAAGCACAAGTTACAGTGTATACATAAACAAATCATACGCCGACGGCCATAATACATACTATGGACGCGGATCATCTACGATCACGGCGAAAGAAATAGCACAATAAATATGTTTAAATATAACAGTAAACAATGGTGGACTTGATTCAAACTTTAATGGCATTGTACCCAAACAAGGAGTGGACCGTTGACGGTGATTCGTATCGCGGTATTCGGTGGGGGGCTAATATGGAAGAAAGTGAGCGACCAACGGAAGAATTTATTGAACTGAAGCGCCAGGAGTTGATCGACGCCCAAAAATGGGGAAAGCTGCGGGAAGAACGCAACAAGCGCCTCTCTCGATGCGATTGGGTCACCCTCAAGGCGTATTCCACGGGTGTGCCCGTCCCCGACGAGTGGAAGGCATACATGCAAGCCCTCCGAGACCTGCCCGCGAACACGGAAGACCCGACGAGTCCAACCTGGCCGCAGGAACCCACTGATTAAATTTATCTCCCAATATATTAGCAATGCCATCAACGCACACAGCGGATTTCCAAACCGCAGCGTTGAAAGCGACCGATCTCGAAGCTGTCGAAAAAATCAACGTAGGCCTCGAGACCGAACTGGCACGGAAACAACTTAATATCATCGCCGATGCACCAGAAATTCGGATTCAGGACAAGACTGGGTCAGCATCCGAAACCACTATGTCGATCGTCGCCGACGGAGGCACGACGCACTTTCGCGCGGGTGTAGATACATTCGCCGAAGGCACCGAGACCAAGGGTAACGTCAAGTTCCAATCGTCCACGGGCGCAACGACGCACGCTGAAATCGTGGGGAGTTCGGGAACGCTTGAATTACAAGACGGAGGACTCGGACTCAAGATGGGCTCGAACGTGTCCGTGACGGGCACGTCCAAGGTCATCCAGGAAATCACAGGACCGCACGCGCGGGAGTCCGCGGTTTTGAAAAGGTACCCCGAAATGAAAATGGGTGGTTTGGACAATCAAACAAAAGCGGGTGTGACCGTGTCTTCGAGTTCTACCGCTTTTAATACCACTGGGTTTTATAACTCGAACGTGTATAACCAGATCATCAACAATGAAGGTTGGCACTCTACCGCGCAACCATCGTCCGTATCGGGTTCCGCGTATACGATCGGAGGTGTGACGGGTGAATGGCACAAGACTGAGTTTCCAAATAAGTTGAAGGTTCAGTCGTTCCACATAGCCGCGAGGTACAACTTTGAGACGAGGCAGGCACCCGAAGATTTAACCATTCTGGGCTCGAACGATGATTCGACGTGGGTTTCACTTAAATCTGTCACCGGTTTGACTTATACTGCATATAAGTACACGCCCGTGCAAATTGACGCGACTGAATATTATAAGTATCTCGCGGTCGTCGTGACGGATACCGTCGATGGAACGTCAACGTGCACGATTGGTGAAATGTACTGGATGGCGCGAGAGTACGTCGGCGCGGGTGACGATTCGGTCGATACGACCGTGAAGAGCGTGTACAACGCCCCCGATCTGACGAGCGCGGCTCTGTACATCGATGGTAAGAAGAGTGGGTCCACACCCACGGACTACGGTGGGTCAAGCATCACGGTCACAGATAACGGGACGTGGGACTCGAGTGATAACACGTGGTCTCTTTCGGGCGCAACGACCTCGAACCTTGTCTCCGCCGACCTTGGTTTCGTGGGTGACCAGCCACACTCCATATCGGCGTGGGTCAAGGCCGACGTGCTCAACGGCGATGGTCTCTTCCACGTGGGAACCGCTGAGGGGGAGGGCGACGCCGCGTCGCGCGTCGGGTTCGTCGACGATTCGCACATATCATGGGGTGGTGAGGACCACTATTTCTCTAATGCTGAATGGCACAACGTCGCGTACACGTACAATGGAGAAGGTTCGGACAAGAAATTGTATCTCGACGGGCGTCATGTTGGGACCGCCAAGAATGAGGATACTTTTGGGGAGTACCCGCCTTTTGATATGAGTGGGTACTCGGAGTATGGGTACGCTGCATCCGCAACAAATGATTATACATCTGACTCCAATTCTATTCGACGGGCGTGGAACGCGTACGAAGAGGGCGGCCAGCCTTGGATGACAGAATTCGATGCATTTTCAAGGAATTCCCCGTATGGCGCGGTTACATCCGGAGCTCAACAAGGCGTCGCCATCACCGACACGAATGGAACATCACATTTCGGTCACTATAACAAACTGGAAACTCCATTCAAACTCCAAGTTGGGTATTTGGCAGTCAATGCGTCTGTCGACACTAGACGACCAGGAAATGTCGCCATTCTCGGAAGCAACGATGACGAAAATTGGGATCTTCTGTACACGAACACGAGCGTGGCTGATACGCAATACAATGATTTCATTGTCAATTCAACCAGGGGTTATAAGTATCACATGTTCATGGTGAAGAACCTCGATCCGGGTGGTGAAGGTGCATTATACATAGTGAGACTGCAGTACTATGGCCACCGCGAGAACGATCTCGTGCGGTTTCCGGATTCGGTGAACGTGCTCAAGTATCCGCACGTAGACGTTGGGGTCCCACGGGATAACCCAGCGAAACGTGGCTATGTCGTCACGACGGGGACATCAATTTTTTCTGGTCGCACCGGCGCTCGGGCATTCGATGATCAACCCATTGGTGACGGTTGGGAGACAAATAATAATTCTTATAATCTGAGCTCGAGTGGTGTAGCGGTGAGTGGTGATTCATTTGTTGACCAAGGTTCAGGTGGTTCGACGTATACGGGACACTGGATAAAACTACAACTTCCTCGAAAAATACGTGCGTCGGCCATAGAAATAAAAGCGTTTTCGAACAGTGCTTCCACCTCGGATGATAGAAGACCTGATGCTGGTGCGTTTTTGGGCAGTAACGATAATACTAATTGGTATTTACTACACGAGTTCACGTCCGGTAGCCTCTCATGGTCTCTTCGAAGTGATAGTACAACGACTTATGAAACCAGTGTAAACTCTTTAAGTGCATCGAACACGAATGCGTACAAGTACATAGTTATGGTTATCACCAATAAGACGTACGGTGGTTCTGTGACGACATCTAAAACGTCCATCAGACATCTAAGATACTACGGCACCGAACCCGAGGACGTGGTCGCCCGCGTGGGTGACGGATTCGACGGAAAGGTCCGCAACCTTCGAGTGTTCTCGACCGCTCTGAGCGACGCGCGAGTCCAAGAGATTTTCGACGCGGACAAAGATGAGTTTGGTTTGGCGAAATCATCGGTGAGTGTGCATCGAGGACATTTAGGGGTGGGAACCACTGAAGCAAAGGCGGCGCTCACTGTGATGGACGAGGTCGCGGAGTTGGAGGAGTTTCCGCCGAGTGCGATGGCTGCCGATGAGACGTACATCGAGGGACACGGTGTTTTTAGGGCGAGGGCGAGTTCACGTGTTGACGCCGCGCTCATCTTCCCTGGTTCGACTTGGACTCAAGAAATATACCCGTGGCAAGCGTTCAACAAAACGAGTACGTATGGTTGGGTAACTACGTCTTCTGTATATACGAATGGTTTAGCAGACTCGGATTCAGTTACTAGATTCGGTATATTGGGAGAATGGTTAGAAATTGAAATGCCTTCAAAAATAAAACTAAACCATTTCACTTTGAGTTTAGGCTACGATGAAGTAAATCCAAGTGGCACAAATACATCCAGATTTCCTAAAGTGTTCAATTTACATAAATCAAACGATGGGGTTACGTGGACAACTGCCACGGAAATCACAACACCTACAGCACCGAAAGAAGGAGTATATGGAACTACGTATACGTATAACATAAACGAAAGTGAATACTATAATAGATACTTGATACAAGTAAAACAAACACATTCAAATACAAGTGGGTATACTAGTAACTCGAGTCACACCGCCATAGGGGAATGGCGCCTCTTCGGCACGCGCGAACAAGGCGCGTCGACGCTTCACAACGGGGAATTGAGTCTCACGCGAAATCTGACCGTGCCGCGCATCGGTCCACCGCTCGACGCCGACGATACGCCGAGGCGTGACCGTTTGGTGGTGGAATACAATACGTCGACGAACCCGACGGAGAACGGGCTCGTGAAAGATACGAGTGGGAGGGGGTTGGATGGGGCAATGAAAGGATCCACCTCATATTCGTCGGCTATGAAAGCTCTTGATATAGCTGGTATTCCAAATGGTAGTAGCGCCCCAACGACGAGTGCATATATAGATGTGGGTCATAGACTTCCATTCAAAGGAAATCAGCAACATACAATTTCTTTCTGGTATAATAAGCAAATTTCAAATCAGTCACAAGGTTTAATTAATTTGTGGAAAGAAGGTACTAATTATGGTACCACTGGCCATCATTCGGGTGTACTCCAAGAAGCCTCGGGGAAACTTTCATTTTGGCATTGGGGTGCGGATATGAACTTTACAGACCCACTTGGAGATGACTCTACGGGTTGGAGACATGTAGTTGCTGTATACACTGGAACTACTGTAGCAGACCAGGAATTATACATAAATGGAATCCGCGCCACATTTCACTCTTATGCTTCTGGAAGTGGAACCGCATCAATTGATATTACAAATGCTAAAATGACAATGGGACAAGATTATTACCGTGGAAACTATTACTTCCAAAGTAATACGGAATTTTCGGGAATTAAGGTCTACGACGTCGCCTTGACCGCCGACGAGGTCAAGCGACTCTACGACATGGGTCGGTGTGACGAGGGTCACCACGTGATGAATTTCTCGAAGACACGCGTCGGGATCGGTCTCGGGGATGGGGAGGTTTCTGATGCTCTCCTAAATGTTGGGGGCATTCCGTACGGACCGGGTGTGAGACCCGTATTTTTCGCAACGAATAATTCGACATCATCCGAAAATATCACTGCGGCGGGTATTTTTACAAACGATTTGCCCGACGCGCACATAAATGTGGGTGGTTGCTACGATGGAACTACCGGGCGATTCACGGCGAAAATTGCAGGCACATACATGTTCACATTCCACGCGCAAGTATCTACTGATAAGAATTCCAGGAATTTTTGCCAAACGACGTTTTATCTCAACGGCACGAACGTCAACAGGGCGACGACCGCTCGTGGATTAGGATACCTGATACATCAAGCGGTGTCGCACAACGACGGTGAAGGTATACCTGTACACATAAACCGCGCTCTGTATCTGAACGTGGGCGATTACGTACAGGTTGGTATTGTCCAAATTACCGACGCTGATGTGACGACCGGACGAAATTACACGTGGTTCACTGGATATTTATTATCTTAACATCTGATAGATAATGGAAGGTCGCGAACTTTTTATGAAAAGAGCGCTCGACGCGCTTGTACCGGTCAAACCGAGAAAGTACCGTCTCGGAGAGACGTGGGAAGATATATACTTTTTCGAGTCGGACATTGAAAAACCACCAAAGGAGGTGTTCGAGGCCAAGCTCCAAGAGTTGATCGATGCCCAACCCCTCAAAAAACTCCGCGCCGAGCGGGACATCATCCTCTCACAAACAGACAAGTACGCGACGATCGATTACCCACACGCGAGTGAAGAGGCGAAACAGGCGTGGCTCGACTACCGCCAAGCCCTCAGGGACTTACCAGCGAATACAGAAGACCTGTCAGACCCGACGTGGCCGACTCCACCCAATTAGCTCTTACCCGAATACAAAGTCATTTAATAATCTTCTCCCGATATATTAAATGGCCATAAACCCAAATAACGGTGTCTTGGATATCATCAATGGTACATTGAAGGTCTCCAGCATAGACATAAAACAGGCGGGTGGATTTTCTACCGCCATCAATACAGTGGCTCGTAATAATGTCCTCCTTTTCGATGATCAGAAGAGTACCACTACGTTCATGCCCACAGCCCAGGGTGGCTATATGTCCTCCACGGGTGTCACACGGGACACTACAGCCGGTTATCTCGAGTTAGGTACAGCCTCCGATGAAGGGTGGGTCTATTGGCCCCTTCAGCTTCCCAACTCGTGGCACACCGAATTTGATATGCACGTGACTGCGACGGGTGGTGTTCTCACGTTTAGTCTTTTCAACACCTCAGAACCCAATCACACTGATTTCACAAACAACGATGGAGGATACAAAATTGTCTTCGACAACACGAATAACCAAATCGTCGTTTACTGGGAAGGGTCCGTTCACAAAACCGTCAGTGCGTCTCTTCGTTCTAATGACTGGCAACACGTCAACGTTAACTATTCTCAAGGGGCTACATCCGTCAGTCTCGCGGGGAAGGTCGTTTTGACCCATGAATTCACACAAAATTACCAGGAATTCGATTCCCGTTACGTGGGTTTCTCCGCCACCGCGGGAACGTCCCACAAGATTAGACACCTCCGCATTCATAACGGCGATAAATGGCTCTACACAAAAACCTCGAACGCATCTGATATCACATACGTCTCGGGGAATGTGGGGATAGGCTCACTCGCACCCACAGAACTCCTCGATGTGCACGGGAACGTCCACATTGCCCAGCATCTTACGGTCGATGGAGATTTCACGGTTACAGGAACGACCACATACGTCGATACCACAAATGCAACCATAGAGGATCCAATCCTTGAACTCGCCAAAGGAAACACGAGTGATACTATCGATGCGGGTCTCATTGTATCTCGAGGTGCGTCCAATGTCGCGATCGCATTCCGAGGTGATGAAGAAGAACTCGCATTCGGATACACAGAGAGCGGAGCTTCTGGTGCCGACGTGACACCCATCGCGGATGGCGGTCTCGACGTTCGGGTCTACGGCAACTTGTTTGCAAACAACTTAACGACGACGGCGAATGTGGAGGCGACGTATCTCAAGGGTGATGGTTCCGAAATCACGCAGGTCACACTCGACCAGGTTGTGGGTTATGCGAATACCACCGCTAATACCATACAATTGACGAATTCTGACGTAGGACTCAAAGCTACTGGAAATGTAGAAGCGGAATATTTCGTGGGTAACGGGTCTAAACTCACAGGTCTCGTCACCGATTTACAATCCGTGGCTGATAATGGAAATACATCTTCAAATACGATTCAATTTACAAATGCGACCACCGCCTTCGTCGCCAATTCAAACGTGGGTATAGGCACAGCAACACCTTCAGCAAATCTTCACGTTATGGGGTACCAATACGTGAATGGCCCACCTACCCTCGCAAACGCATTCGACCACTCTGACGCACCACTCACACTCACACACGGCACGGCGACGTCAAGTACCGCCATCAATGACCCCAAACCTCTACTTCACCTCACACGGAGTGGAACGTCGAGTCAATCCTATGGCGCCCGGGCGTCTTTCAACTTGTCGCGCTACGAGAACAGCTCAACACACTCCCGATCGAGACTTGATGTGGCACTCGCAGATGGAACCTACGCAGAATCGACCGTCATGTCCCTCCGTTCGGACGGGAAAGTTGGTGTGGGGACGGTGACACCCGCGTACACACTCGACGTCCATGGTTCGGCCAATGTGGGGGCTTTGACGGCGACTACTATTTCGGGTCCAGTGTCCGGAAATGCCTCTACTGCGACAGCCCTCGCGACTGCGAGAGCCATCGGGGGTCTTTCTTTTGATGGGACCGCTGATATAACCCTTCCAGGTGTAAATGCACCAGGTACCCAAAACACATCTGGGAATGCGACGACGGCAACGACGGCCACCAATCAGTCTGGTGGGACAGTGAACGCGACGACGATCGCTGGGCAAAGTATATCGCTAGCCAATAACATCGTACACACCAGTGATACGACCACATCCTTCGGGTTTCCAGGGACGGGTACGATTGATTTTTTCACGGCTGGTTCCGAGCGTATGCGCATCGCCTCGGATGGCAGCGTCGGCATCGGGACGGCGAGTCCGGGTACGAAATTAAATATGAAAGGTGGTGTTTTTCTGGCGGAAAACCAAGCATCTACAAACAACCAGATACTTTACGGAGACGGGGGTGGTACCGGTGGTAATAATAATTCGTATACTATTGCTAATGCAAAATTCGGTACGGGTGTATTCGTGAATGATACAGGAACGACTGGATCTACGATTACACTTGTCAATAAAGAGGGAGCTAATAACGTAACCAAACATGCCTCGATCGGATTCGTAAATACGGACACGACGGCAAATGGTAAATTCGGTGGGCAAATTGGATTTTGGCCAGAGGATGCCAACGCCTCGAAACAACAGTTCCGTATATACACAAGTGGAGCGTCGGCGGGGTATAATTTACCCGTACAGCGAATGGTCGTGGACGGTGACGGCAACGTCGGCATCGGGACAGCGACTCCAAATTATATACTTAATATATCAACCGATACAAACTACGACGGTATTAGCTTACGAGATTCAACGAGAGAGCTTTTAAAAATTGCGAAGGGTAGCAATGGTTCTTACATCAATATGTTTGAGTCTGGTACGAGTAAAGTTAATATATCCACAGGTGGGGATAGCTATATAAACGGTGGCAACGTCGGTATTGGGGAGAGCTCACCGGCACAAAAACTCGATGTCAATGGTCGCATTCGTGCGAATACAATGGAGATAGACGATTTTATCTACCACGTCGGGGATACAGACACATCCTTCGGGTTTACGGGTGCGGATAGTTTCGCAGTGTACACAGGTAATAGCCAGCAGCTGCTCATTGATAGTGGCGGCGTACAAGGCCAAGCTTTTGTCAAAGCCGGCGACACAAACACAATGATGCGGTTTCCAGCCGCGGATAACATCGCATTTATGACGGGTGGTACCGATCGTGTACAGATTAATAGTAGTGGAAACGTCGGCATAGGGACGACGAGTCCTGATCAAATATTACATTTACTAGGACAGGGTACAGGTTCTGGTCCCAAGATAAGATTTGAAACTCTAAACAATGGGAATGGTGACTATACCGTGGATGGAACAGAAATAGGTGGTATCCAATTTGCTGCGGATGATCTTACCTGGGCTACACAGCATACGTCTTCGGAAATTGTTGGTATTCATCGAGATCCAAACTATAGCGGGGCACAGGGAGTCCTCGTGTTTAAAACGTCATCATCACAAGGTTCCAATCCCACAGAGAAAATGCGCATTAATCACGATGGAAACGTCGGCATCGGGACGACGGGTCCAGATGCACAACTTCACATCGGACCAAAGGATAATGACCACATTTATCTCGCATCCGCCAATAATAGATACGGGTGGATATTAGACACAGTGGACCAAATGGGTGGTGTCGTTCCATTCAGAATCATAAAACGACGCGATAATGTTGATATAACGACCGTGACGATTGATAATGCTAATGGCAGCGTCGGCATAGGGACGGCGACTTTCACCGATAGTCGTAACTCCGGCGGGATACATATCGCCAACAGTAAGGGGATATCGTTCGCTGCTGATAGTTCGCAATCAAATAGTAGGCACTGGAGAATCCGAACTGACGATTATTCCGACTGGGGCTCACTCCAATTCAGTGTATCGGATAACAACAGCACGCATCCGGACGCCAGTGATGAACACGTGATGACGATGACCAAAGATCGCCACGTCGGAATTGGCGTTGCGAGTCCAACATCCTGCCTTGAAGTAAGAAGTGGTACAACAATTCCAGTTCTACGGGGTGACGCTGGAAGGGCTATTTATCAGGGGAGTGGCTATAACATCGTCAATAGCAGCGGTTTCAGCGAAACCAGTACTAATTATGCCTGGGGTGGATACCCCGGTGTCGTCAAAACAACCAGTGATGGTGAATGGCGTGCTCATGGCCAAAGTGGATACACGGTACTTGTACGATCAGACATTGGATTCGCGCCTTTCACCGGGTTACACGAAACGTATTTACCATTCGATGAGGACGATAAGGGTATGATCGTCTATTCCACCGGTAATTACGCATCTGAGTTGAAAGATGGGAATGTCGACGGTGTTATGTATGACTACCTGACCATTTCAGATGCATGTCCCATCGTAAAAATATGCACCACCGAAAATGATAAACGCGTCATGGGTGTATTATCAACTCGTCACCAGCGAACCCAAATCAAAGAAATTACTGAAGAAGAATACGAACTCATCACAGGGGATGAAAAATACGCATATGATAAGAAAGAAGATTCTAATGTATATGTTTGTGACAGTGATACAGGCGAATTTTCGAAAGGGTACTACAATGCAGTGGGTGAAGGAGGCATTTGGGTCTGTAACAAAAACGGGGATTTGGAAAATGGTGATTACATCACGTCTTCAGCCGTCGCGGGGTATGGTCAGAAACAGAACGACGATTTACTTCACAACTATACCGTAGCTAAGATTACGACGGATTGTGATTTCAGTGAGATTTGGGTCACCACAAAAAAACACAAGAAAACGAAAGAAGGGTATGCATTTAACGACAACAATGAACCAGTTTACGAAAACATTCTAGATGACGAGGGTAATACGCGAACACACCTCAAATTTAAGATTCGGTATCTACTCCCAGATGCTACTCAAATATCCAAGAGTGATTACGATACAAAGCTAGCCGCTGGTGAAGAAGTATATAAGGCAGCCTTTGTTGGGTGTACGTACCATTGCGGATAATTTTTCCTTTTCTCTCCGGTGAGTATTCCTCACTGTAAAGAAAACCTCCCCTCATATTAGATATGTCTGGTTCGCTCATTCAACTCGCAGCGAAAGGTGCCCAGGATGCGTACATCACGAGTTCAGCGGGTATGTCCCTCTTTAGAACCAAGTATACACGTCACAAAAACTTTTCACAAGCGGCCAAGCTCATTAAAATCATTACAAACAAGGACTCCACCGTCATCATTCCATCTTACGGAGATCTGCTCGATGGACTTTGGTTCGAGGGTACGGATCTTGTCACCAAATTTACTGGGTGTACGTTCCATCTATACATAGGGGGAACGAAAGTGGATTCCCAGCCATTTGATTTTATAGCCGATATTTGGCAAAATTATATGGCTGAGACATACACAAAGTCCCAGGAAATTAACAATGCGACCTCTACGTCGAACACCCGATTTTTACCACTTCATTTCTATTTTTGTGATCATGACATGTTTTTGCCACTCATCGCACTTCAGTACCACCAGATAGAACTACGTATAGAGTTTCCCGATACATCGCAACCAGTAGATGTCAAATTGTATGGAAATTATGTGTATCTCGATACGGAGGAACGTACATTTTTTGCCGATAACTCACATGAATTTATCATCACACAGGTACAAAGACAAACATACGACACATCGGATAACCTTGATATATCATTCTTCAATCATCCAGTAAAGAGTCTCTACTTTGGACATCCAACGACAACTAACATTCTTATAAATGATAAGTTTACATTCGATACCGCTGATATCTATCTCAATTCCACACCTCTCGTAGAAAACATGTCCCCACTCTATTACCACTCCATCCAAAACTATAAACACAGCAAATTTGGAATTAACCAATTTGATGAAAACCAAAACTGTCCCTTCTACACCAGATACTATGCATTCAATTTCTGCAAAAATGCGTCGAGTTACACACCCACCGGGACGTGTAACTTCAGTCGTCTCGATGATGCGAAAATTACACTCAGAAACGTCCAGAGAGGTACCCTCAGAACGGGTGAAAAAATTACCGTATACGCCGTAAATTACAACATACTAAAAGTATCGAATGGAATGGCTGGTATTTTATTTGGTAATTAATAGTAGTAGTCATGCCTTTCATTGGTAACGCAGGACAATTCTCAAACATACATGAGAAAAACTATGCGACATCCACGCTCCGTGTAGTTGAAGGAGACGCGATGTATCAGGCATATAACCCCGCCGATAGTCACTATAAACTCATTACAACTCTCCAAGAAGTTACTACAATTGGAAGTGTTACAGCTAATACCGTACAATTTACAAACCCAATTACCAGTCTTGTCACAAGTTCTAATATTGGGGTAGCCAACGCTCAACCAATGCACACATTGGATGTGGGTGCGAATGTATACCTCGACGACGTCGGTTCAAATACGTTTTACTCGAGTGGTACAATATACGCCAACAGGGTCACAGGTGAAACTGTCGACATCACCGATTCTGTCGCAGTGCGCGATACAATCGTAGACAAGATTTACCCAAAAACAAATGGATTTGTTCAATTCATGTCGAACGTTGGGGTACTAAACACCGCACCCATTCATACATTGGATATAGGTGCCAACGTTCAGATAGATGAACTTGGTTCAAATACATTTTATACGAGTGGTAACGTGTATTCCGAACATTTCAAGTCGTCGAATATAACCGTATCTGGAACTATCGATACAGACGAAGTCATTATTAATCATGTAAACGCAAAATCGACTGATTTTGTAAACTTTACATCAAATGTTGGGGTATTAAACACCGCACCAATTCATACATTAGACATAGGTGCCAACGTTCAGATAGATGAACTGGGTTCAAATACGTTTTATACGAGTGGTAACGTACACGCTAATAAATTTACCGGTGGGGAAATCACACTTACCGGTACCATTGTCGCATCCGATTTCGTTTTATCTGGTGGGTCCAACGCAACCCCAACGCCACAACTCCAAACAGTTTCCGAAGTCAATCCACAAGCCGGGCAGATAGCATTCTCTTCCGATAGAACATTGACCTTATCCAACGTCACGTACGGGATGAATACGACAGTTATCAACGCCATCACGACGAACAGTAATTTGGTTGGAGACAACGTGACTGCGGTGACGACGAGGAGTAATTTGATAGCGGATAATGTGAATTCGGTCACTGTGTCTGCGACCACGACGAACAGTAATTTGGTTGGAGACAACGTAACTGTGGTGACAACGAGGAGTAACTTGATAGCGGATAATGTGAATTCGGTCACTGTGACTGCGACCACGACGAACAGTAATTTGGTTGGAGACAACGTGACTGCGGTGACGACGAACAGTAATTTGATAGCGGGTAACGTCACCGTGGATAATAATTTAATCGTAAACACCGATGATTTTGTGGTGGATACGGTTAATTCAAGAGTTGGGATAAATAAAGCTTCACCCACAAAAGATCTCGACGTCACCGGGGAAATTGCGTGTTCATCGGACCTCACTGTCGGTGGGGAAATTGCGTGTTCATCACATCTCGCCGTCGGTGGAAATATTAGTGGGAACGGTGACGCTGTTTTCAGAAAATATACGATTGCCAGCCCGGGTTCTGGTCAGTACTCGGTAATTGGTCCGGGATTTGATACGGCTACGGTTAATCCAACTCTCACATTGATGAGAGGTCAAAAATACGAGTTCTATAACACCGTACACGTTTCTCACCCCTTAGAAATAAGAAATGGCTATCAGGGGAGTGCGTATACGTCCGGAGTCATTGGTGGTGGTACTGCTACAATAACCTTCACGGTACCTATGGATGCACCGATAAAGCTGTATTATCAATGTACACAACATCCGGCTATGGGCAACATAATATACATTCCACTCGATAGTATAGATACTACCATGGCTTTGAATCTTTCAAATAATTTAGTCGTAACCGGTACTTCAAATGTTGGCATCGGGACGGCGTCTCCACGCGCTCTATTAGACGTGTGTGGTCCAGTGAATATTCCTGCGATCCTCACATCGGGGGCGGGTAGCTCCGAAGGTGACATAGCAGTCCTAAGTGGTGAAGCGATGCAAATTGGTCACTGGGACAATGCAACGTCAACATTTACAAACCGCATTCACATGAATTCCAGTGGCAACGTCGGCATCGGGAGTTCCTCACCATCTCAGAAGTTGGATGTTGATGGCTCGATACAACACAAGGGTCTGGTCACGACAAGTGGTACGAATATTGACCAAATAAAATCATTCACAGAATCCCTCAACTTCACGAATACCGCATGGAAAGACACGAGTATATCGGGAAATGATTTAGCTACGGGTTCGTACATTGTTCAGATATACTCGAATGAACAGGCTGGTAATATGAACTATCATGAATATTATACGGGATTCATGTCATGGTATGATGGCTCTACGAATAATACAGAATCCAGTGAAATCATACTTCACGCGGCCGGTCACGCACCAAATTCGAATCACATATATTTGCGAGTATTACGACAATTGGGTAATGTTGATCTAAAATTACAAATGCGAAGAGATATAGCTACAAACACAAACAAAAATTATGAATTTAAATTTAGACGAATGATGTAAATACATCCTCATTCTCATTATCATGACGTGACATCCATCGAATAATAATGAGTAATAAAATATAGATACATTACAGATGAAGATAGACAGTGTACACGCAGAATTTATGTCTGGTAACGCAGTCTCGTCTACCAGTAGCAGTCATTCGATTGTATCACGTGACGCAACAGGTGATATAGCAGTAGCAGGAGTAACCATTGCTGGCAATTCGGGTACGCTATTTAGTTATTCGGATGGTACAAGAAGCATGTATGGTGGATGCGATTCTAATGATCCCTGGTTTGGTACGAGTTCGAATCACGATCTGCGCTTAGTAACGAATAGTGGTGTACGCATGCGAATAGATAAAACTGGCAACGTCGGCATCGGGACGGAGAGTCCAGATGAAAAACTGGAAGTACGCGGAAATGTGAAAATTTCAAATAATGATACTGAAGCTATGTATATCGATAAAGGGGGAACTATTAGACGCTCGTGGTACGACAGCGGCACGAATAGTAATATGGGTTCCGGGTTTCATTTCACAAACGACGCCATTTGGCCGACCAATTATGCAGGTACTTACAACAACGGTGGCATTACCTTTGGACATTCGTCGTATCCATGGCGTACCGTGTATACAAAAGATGTGAACGCGAAGGGTGGAATCGTATACTGCGACCCAAACACAGCTACTGTAAACAGTCCAACCTCAACGGGTATCGACGTGAACAACACGTCATCCGGTGACGCCACAATAACTCTCAGAGTAAAGGACAGTAACGCGGGTGACCCGTTTATATCCTTCGATATTGCTAGTGAATACGGATGGTCGATGGGCATAGATAACGACGACTCAAACAAATTTAAACTGGCCAGAACTTGGCACAATATTAATAGTTCCACCGCGCTCACCGTAACGACGGATGGCAACTTCGGCATCGGGACGACGAGTCCAAATTATAAATTACATATCGTAGGTAGCGATACAGATGCAAATGCAACTTATTCCACCATGGTCATAGATCACAACTGTAGTGGCTCTGATGCCTGTACCGACAATAGATCACACACGGGACTTCTTATAGATATGGACTCAACTGCAACAGGTGGTACCACATCCAATGAACATAGAATATACGGTATTAAATCCGATGTTCGACACAGTGGTGATAGTGATCTTGTCTATTCAATTTATGGCTACGCGAGAAGTGACCACACGAGTGGGACGACAACATATTTGAGGGCAGGGGATTTCTACGCGGTAGCATCCGGTACGGGTACGAATACGAACATCTATGGTATCAATTCATTTGCATATAAAGATGCTAGTTCGACCGGTACCACCGCCAACATGTACGGTGTGCGTGGAGAAGTTCAACTTAACGGGGGTGAGTGTACGACCGCCTATGTGTTTCAGTCGCAGATAGATCATAATGCTGGTACGATGGACACTGCATACCTCTACTATGGAAGCTATTCGGGTACGGTGAGTACCAAATGGGGTATTTATCTGACCGGTGAAACCAAAAACTACTTTTCGGGGGATGTCGGAATCGGGAATACAACCCCCTCCTACAAACTAGACGTCAATGGCGATATAAACGTCGCATCTGGTAAAAAATTTAGAATGAATGGTACCGCTCTCGCAAACTCTGCTATGATTGCGGCGGATGACGCTAACACCGCCAGTCGCATTGTATTGAGAGATGGAAATGGAAATTTCAGTGCGGGGACGATCACGGCTACTTTAGATGGAACGGCGTCGGAGTGTAGTGGGAATGCGGCGTACGCGACCAGCGCGGGGAACGCCGGTACAGTCGGTAGCCTTGGAACCAGTTCTTTTCTACGCGCTGATGTCGATACAGAATGCTCTAACCAGCTTAAAGTAACTGGATACAACAATGATTCCGTCAGCGCCATCACTGATCGCTACTTCATTGCGACGAAATACCTTCACGCTAATTGGTCAATAGGCGAAGACGAATTCCCCTCTTACAACACGAGTATACGTGCGAGTTATTATATCAGTGGTGATGGGCTTCTTGCAACGTCCGATGAACGTGCAAAGACGGAAATTCAGACGCTCGACACGGAGATAGCACTTTCGAAACTCGAAAAAATCAGACCAGTGAGTTACAAAATGAAACATACGGGGCAATTTACATTTGGCTTCATTGGTCAAGAAATTGAGAAAGAACTACCAAACGTAGTTAATAAGGATATGGGATACATATCAGATTTAAATATAATGGGTGTATTTTCAAATAAACAATCAACAAAATATCAAGGTAAAGACGGAGAAAAGGACGCGTTCGTATATACACTTACATTAGACGTACCAATACCGTCTACGTTTGATGTTAACCTCACAACATATATAGAAACTGCGTGTGTGAATGAAGGCAGTACAGCTGAGTTTTTTTATGACCCAGAATATTGTGATAAACCTGAAACAGGTGGAACTGTTATGAAGTTATTATCTGAAAAGGATAATGTAAAAGAAGGTGTTTCATACAAAATTATCGGTACATTAGTTAATGATTTCAGGTCACTCGATTATAATGAAATATTTACAGTGACCACGGCCGCCCTCAAGGAGGTAAATGACCAACTCAAAGCTGAAAAGATTAAAACAGCGGACTTAACCGCTCGAGTCGAAGATCTAGAAGCAATGGTCTCGATAATTAAATTGAATATGACGTGGCCAGATGCATGATAATAAAATATGGCTACATTACAGATGAAGATAGATCACGTACACGCAGAATTTGTGTCTGGTAACGCGGTATCTTCTACCGTTACTACTCATTCGGTTGTATCGCGGGACGGAAGTGGTAACGTACACGCCAATAAATTTAAATCGGTGAACATGGAATTGACGCATAACGTGCCAACGTCTGCGAGAACCTCCGACACCGTATTTTATTCTTCAGACGGTGATATCATACGAAAAAATACAGATGCTGGTATGAGAGAGTCCCTCGGTCTCGAAAACTCTGCTACGATTGCGGCGACGACAGCGGCTACCGCAGATAAAATTGTACTCCGTGACTCATATGGGGATATATTTGCATCAAATGTAGATGTGAGTGAAAGTTTTAAAATAAATGGTACCGCTCTCGCAAACTCTGCTACGATTGGGGCGACTACCGCAGATACAGCAAACAAAATTGCGCAGAGAGATGCTAGCGGTGATATACACGCTCGTTTGTTCCGCTCGGATTATCAAAATCAGACTACCATCGATGGTGGCATAGCATACAGGACTAGCGCAACAGATAATTACATACGCTTTTGCACTGATATGGGAGCTGTGAGGTCAAAAATAGGTCTCAAAAACTCTGCTACGATTACGGCAGACACATCGAACGTCGGCGATCGCATTGTATTGAGAGATGCGAGTGGAAATTTTTCGTGCAACAACATCGAATCAAGTGGTGACTTGAGCTTTGGTAGTTCTACGCGTCAAATGATAAATTTATACAGTACCACATACGGCATAGGCGTACAGAGTTCTACTCAATATTATAGAACTGGTGGTGGGTTCGCGTGGTTTAAAGGAGGATCCCACGATGATACCGCCAATGACCCGGGTACTAATGGTGCACTCGCTATGAAACTCGATAGCACTCATAACCTCACAGTAAGTGCCGACGTAACGGCGTACTCAGATAAAAGGGTGAAGACTGATATATCTAAAATTGATAATGCACTCGAAAAGGTGTGCTCGGTGAGTGGGTATACATACAAGCGAACGGATACGGGAGATGAAAGGAAACACACGGGTGTTATCGCACAGGAAGTCATTAAAGTCCTTCCAGAGGTTGTACATGGTTCCGAAGAAACGACGTATTCGGTAGCCTATGGTAATATGGTCGGTCTTCTCATTGAAGCCATAAAGGAGATGAAATCTAAGCTCGACATAGCACTCGCGCGAATCGATACACTTGAAAAAAAATTAGAAGCTTAATGTAACATGCCCACCAGCTTAGAAACAGTGGCACTGTCTAATGGTGACGCGCGACCACATTCATTGAGTGAACTATACGGTGTGGGATTTACTGACGGAACAAGTTCGCCTTCATCCGGTGCAATAAATTTAAATGTCTTTAATGGAAAAACCATCGGTTCAGCGGGAGGAACACAAACATTTAGCTATAGCAATACAAATTTATTAGGAAACTCGGTCCAGGGTGGTACCTGGAGAGGTCATACATATACAACTTGGACACTTCCAACTGGATTCAGTAGTACTAGCTCAAATTTTTCATTTAAGGCTGACATTACCAATTCTAACCTTTCTGGGGGTTATTTTGTATCTGGGAATCATTACGGGAATATCGTCATGAGAAATCCTAATAATACAAGTGCCGCTGTAACTCTCGATACATCCGCTGGGAATTGGATCAACCCCCCAGTTCCGGGGGTATCGGGTACTTCTTATAATGGATGGTCTAAAACAGCAACCTCTGTTAATAACTCGTCGTATCAATTCTCGGGGGGTGACACCGTAGACATATTACTGCATCAATACGTGGAGTACTGGCCGTCGATTAATATAACATTTACAATTACCTGGTAAAGGGGCTTAAACTGAAAAGGGGTAACTCAAAGCTGAAAAAATTAAAACGGCGACACTCGAAACTAAATACGAAGAATTATTGAAGAGAGTTGAAGCTCTGTAGTAGTTATTCAGGTAAATAAATCGAATTTAAACAAGTACTACAGTATGAAGTTATAACGTGGGTGTAAAGTTATTTTATCTACAACGTCTGTGTATTCTAAAACATAAAATTCACTCTCTGTGACATTTGACAATCTAAGCTTTTGCATTCTGTGTTTGCCATCTACCATGCGATATTTACGGTTAGCTGGATTGGGCATATTTTCAACAATTATTGGTGGGTATGCGGTATCACAAAATTTATAACGGATACCACCACAACATATACAGTTGTAGCCAATATCTTGGTCTCTTAAGTCGTACCCTTTCCAAGCGATTTCATTGTGTTTTATAGTTTTCTTTCTGTCGTCGGTCAATAGATGTTCTATATCTTTTAACCTGAGTCGTTGAGACTTATCATTTATTCTCCAGTCGCCGTATTCTAATGATTTTATACACGTATGTGACACGTCAATTTCTGAAAACCAAGTCATCTGTATTATATCGGTATTAAAAAACCAACACTTTTCCTATTCGTATCACTACCTACGAAGTGCCATAATTTCCCTTCACGAGGTATAATAAATTTATTTACATGCCACCCCTTCTTATCGTATTTAGTAACAATTTGATTTGTTTCATTGTCAAAATACTTAAAATAACTTTTGTTATCTTCTTCGGCCCACGTTAAATAGATCCGCATACCGGGAGAATTGCTATTAGTATGCCAGCCACACCTACCACCCGGTTGACACATAAATGTACCGCGGTGTTCAACGAAGCTCTTGTTATAATGTTTTTTAAGTTTGTCTATTATGCGATCTATGATATCTTTGGCAAAAAGGGGTGTGTAGGTATATCTATTTGTTTTTTCATGTAAACTTTCTGGTGCTTGTAAATCCCCAAATGTTTCTTTCCTGACAATATGAAATTCTTCATCAGGGTCGGTGTTTATAATTTTATCGGGGTCTTGTGGTTTTCTGACGTGTTCCATCGAACTCCAGTCGAGCTTATCTAACATATCGAATTCGTCCTTGAACAGGATGTCCATATATAAACACAATTGAATATTTATGTAATAATATAACGTACCATTGCGATTAAGGGGCTTAAACTGAAAAGGGGTAACTCAAATAAGTTGAATGAATGTTGTAGATGTATTGGGGTTTGCGAGTTCAATACTCATAACACTCATGTTTATCCCAGAAGTCATACACGTGTATCGTAATCAGGATGCGAAAGCGATAAATTACTCTTTTTTACACCTTAATCTTCTCGCGAGTGCGTTTGCACTCGTATATTCCGTGTATTATGACGTAATTCCTATGACTATCACGAATGTGTCGGCGGGATTGTTTTCGTTAGTGATGTATCATTTTAAATATACAAAGGAGGTTAAAGAAAATAGTGTTAGTAATAATGAAGAGGAGGTGTAGCCTTTTCTTCACATAAGCTCTTATAGTGTAGTGGTCATCACCTTGGACTTTGAATCCAATAACCCTGGTTCGAGTCCAGGTAGGAGCTTATCCGGCCTTAGCTCAGATGGAAGAGCAGCTGACTGTAGTACGTAATACTAAATTTGCAATGTAAAAATTGTTATCAGCGGGTCACCCGTTCGAATCGGGTAGGCCGGACCATTCCTCCTTAGCTCAATTGGAAGAGCACACGGCTGTTAACCGTGGGGTACTGGGATCGAAACCCAGAGGTGGAGAGGCACCCGTAGCATAGTGGTTAATGCGCCTCCTTAGTAAGGAGGAGATCGCGCGTTCAAGTCGCGTCGGGTGCAATAAACGGGATGACGCAGTGGAAGCGTGTCGGGCTCATAGAAAATGGTAATTTTCACCGTTCTAGAACGACCCGAAAGTCAGTTGATCGAAACAACTTCTCGTTATCTTTACATGATGTAGCACCATCATGTAAAGATAGCCATTTAAAAAAATAACCTCAATATATATAAAATGTCTGGTGGTATTGCCCAACTCGTCGCCGTCGGCGCCCAGGATGCCCACCTCGTCGGCCAGCCTGAAGTCAGCTTTTTCAGATCTAACTATCGACGTCACACAAATTTTGCCCAAACCGTAGAACGCCAAGTGCTCCAGGGCGTCCCAACTGCTGGTGGTATCTCCACCGTTCGTTTCGAACGCAAGGGGGATCTCCTCGGATACTGCTACATCACGCAGCGCACTCCAGCCCTTTACAAAAAGTCTGAATGGGCTTCCCGAATTAAGAAGGTCGAGTGGTTGGTCGGTGGCCAGGTCATCGATGACCAATCGTCTCACTTTTCTCAGTACATCGCCCCAACTATCCTCGCCCAAAACACGAGCAAGGGTCCAGATCGTTTGGAAACGTCCAAGACTCGAATCTACCCCCTTCGATTCTCTTTCTGTGAAAACTGGCAATCTGCGATCCCATTGATCGCGCTCCAGTACCACGATGTTGAATTGCGAATTACCTGGGATACTCCAGCGGCCACTGATTATGAAGTGCACGCGCAATACATCTACTTGGATACCGATGAACGCACCACTTTGGCGGGTACTCCACAAAACATGATCATCACCCAAACGCAAAAGTCTATCGCGTCGGGTAACGCCATGCAAGAGCTCAACTTCAACCACCCAGTCAAGCTCGTGGCGTCGTCCAATGTATTTGACAGCGGCGCTGAACTCGGTATTGCCACTGGTTCCATGAAGCTCCAAATCAACGGTACCGATGTTACCGATTCCAAGCCAACCGTCCCACATTACACCGAGGCGTCCTTGTATTACCACACGGCGTCTTCGTCCGTTGAGGATGATGCGGGTAACTACTTCTTGTATCCATTCTGCCTCGAGACCGCGAAGTTGCAGCCAACTGGTTCGCTCAATTTCAGTCGTCTCGACTCGGCGCGTCTCGTCTCCACCGGTGGTACCTTTACCGCT